TTCTAGAGCGTTTAAGGGGGCTTCCTGAATACCTTCTGTTGGATTTGCTAGGTGTCACCTCTGAAGACCTAGTAGATGCTTTCATTGAAGAGATTCGGGAACAAGAAGAACAACTATTTAACTACTTTGATGAGTAAAACTAATAAGAAGCGGGAAGAAGAACTAGCCCTTAGTAAAAACCACGGGGCCAACATTAAATATCGTAAGCGTTTGGTGGAAGACCAAGAGGCACAAGAAGAACGAGAGCGTGCTCTACAAGAGCTTGAGTATCCTATTGACGAAACGGATTATCTATTACAACCTATTAAGCGTCCGGTATGAGTGTTAAACTAATTTCTATTACGCCGGATGCAGAAAACACCTTAGCATTCTGCGCAAGAGTGTCAAACCCAGCAAACCAAGACAAGCCAGTAGGAAAGCTGCTGGCTTATTGCTTAGAGCACGGACATTTCTCTGTGTTTGAAATGGCTAATGCTGTCATTGAGGTGAACGTCACCCGCGACATTGCCCGTCAAATTCTAAGGCATCGCAGCTTTAGTTTTCAAGAGTTTAGCCAACGCTATGCAGAGCCTTCAGCACTAGGTAAAGAGTTTGTACACAGCGAGGCACGTCTACAAGACCATAAGAATCGACAGAATTCTATTGCTGTAGACGATGAAGACTTGCAAGGCTGGTGGGACTACCAAGTGTGGAGCATTCAGCAGACAGCTCATAGCATGTATGAAGAGGCTGTAGCTAAAGGCATTGCTAAGGAAGTGGCACGTAAGGTGCTTCCTGAGGGACTTACAATGTCCCGTATGTATATGAACGGAACTATCCGATCGTTTTTACATTATTGTAATGTCCGTAAAGATTCTGCTACACAGAAAGAGCATCGAGACATTGCTGTACAAATTAACAACTTGCTCTCTGAGCATCTACCAAATCTATTTACTTACGAGGAACTATGAAAACATCAGCAATTACAATTAAAGACAACGGGGATGTAACTATTAATAAGGCACTTGTTGTGCATCCACATGAGTGTGGTGTCTACATCCCACTAAATGACAGATCACATGAGTTTACTAATATGTGTTTTATCAATGTTCTACCTAAGTGGTATCAGTTTAGTGCATGGGTAAGCCTCTACAAAACTCTAAAAGAATATACAAAGCAATGAATTTTAATTCCTATCAAGAAAAGACAGCAACATTCCGACTACCTTCATACACACCAGAAGCGTGTGTTATGGGACTTCTCTCTGAAGGAGGTGAGGTGGCCGGTGTGTTCCAGAAGCTTATCCGTGGTGACTTTCCACCAGATGTAGCAATGACTAAGTTGTTCAGTGAGCTAGGTGATGTTCTATTTCACATTGCAGAAATTGCTTCAGATAACAACTGGACTCTAGAAGATGTGGCTCAGGGCAATGTTGATAAGCTAACTAGCCGTCAATTACGGAATGTAATTATGGGAAATGGCAGCGAACGATGAGTGCTTGTATAGTACCAGAGCATCATCACAGGGATAAAGACGGATACCAAAAAGCAAAGTATAATAAACGACTACAAGGAGTCCATAGAATTGTGTGGCAGCTTTGCTATGGACCTATTCCTGAAGGTATGGTTATAGGACATAAATGCAATAACCCTGGGTGTGTAAATCCTGAGCATTTGTATCTGACTACAGCAGCACAGAACAGCTCCGATGCAAAGAGGGATGGGCTATACAGAAAGGGTATGGACCATCCTAAGTGTCGTTGGACAGATCAACAAATTCTTCATATGATGTGTAGATATGATAATGGAGAAACACAACAATCTATTGCGAACGACTTTAACGTCAAACAAACTAGAATTTCAGAGTGTATCAAACGAGCTAGAAAGCTTGTTGCTTAAGGAATAAATGAACAATCTAAGTAAATATGTGTTCAAGAGTCGCTATGCTCGGTGGCAAGAAAACCTTGGTCGTCGTGAGCACTGGGAAGAAACAGTAAAACGCTATTGTGACTTCTTCGCTAAGAAGCATCCAGATACATTCCCATATGAGATGGTGTACAATGCCATTTACAATATGGATGTAATGCCATCAATGAGGTCATTTATGACTGCAGGTCCCGCACTAGAGCGAGATAACATTGCTGGCTACAATTGCTCCTATCTACCCATTCAAGACGCTCGTTGCTTTGATGAAGCAATGTACATCCTAATGTGTGGTACAGGAGTTGGTTATTCTGTAGAACGTCAATATGTAAACAAGCTACCAGAAGTAGCAGACACCTTCCATGCAACAGACTCTGTTATCATCGTCGGGGATTCAAAAGCAGGTTGGGCTAGTGCGCTGCGACAGCTTGTGGCAAATCTCTATGGAGGTCAAATCCCCAAATGGGATGTCTCTAAAGTCAGACCTTCCGGGGCAAGGCTTAAAACGTTTGGAGGCCGTGCTTCAGGACCAACGCCTTTGGTGGATTTATTTTCCTTCACAGTTAGTCTCTTTAAAAGAGCTGCTGGAAGAAAGCTTACCTCAGTCGAATGTAGTGACTTGGTATGTAAAATTGCCGAGGTGGTTGTGGTCGGAGGGGTGCGGCGCTCTGCTCTTATCTGTCTCAGTAATTTGTCTGATGACAGAATGCGAAACTACAAGAACGGACAATGGTGGGTAGAAGACACCCAGCGTGCCCTAGCTAACATCAGTGCTGCTTACACAGAGAAGCCTGACATTGGCACCTTTATGGATGAATGGAAAGCACTATATGACAGCAAGTCAGGTGAGCGTGGCATCTTTAATCGAGTTGCTGCTACAAAAGCAGCGGCAGCTACGGGACGTAGAGACACAGACTATGAGTTTGGGACGAACCCTTGCGGAGAAATCATCCTCCGCCCCTTTGGGTTTTGCAATTTGTCAGAGGTTATTGTACGACATGGAGACACAGAAGAGTCTCTACGACGCAAAGTTGAGATTGCTACAATCATTGGAACCTTTCAAAGCACCCTGACAAACTTCCGCTATATTCGTAAGCAATGGCAAACTAATGCTGAAGAAGAGCGGTTGCTAGGTGTGTCTATGACAGGCATTATGGATCATGAGCTACTAGCTACATCAGCTCGTGCTACAGAGAGTCTATTACAAAGGTTAAAAGAACATGTTATTGACACTAATAGAGAATGGGCTGGTAAGCTTAACATCAGTGTTTCAGCGGCCATTACAACAGTTAAGCCTTCTGGAACAGTGTCTCAGTTGGTTGATTCGGCTAGTGGTATCCATCCTCGCTATTCCGATTATTATATTCGCACTGTTCGTGCAGACAGTAAAGATCCCTTGGCTGTATTTATGCAGGAAAAAGGGTTCCCTTACGAAGTAGACGTGATGAACAAGAACAATCTTGTTTTCAGCTTCCCAATTAAGAGTCCTGATAACGCTGTGAAGCGTAATGACCGCTCTGCTCTTGAACAACTAGAACACTACCTAGTGTTTAAGAAGTATTGGTGTGAGCACAACCCATCCATCACTGTCTATGTACGAGAAGACGAGTGGCTTGATGTAGCAGCCTGGGTATATAAGAACATGGAGTTGCTAGGTGGGGTTAGCTTTCTACCACACAATGACCATGCCTATCAGCAGGCTCCTTATCAAGAGATTGATGAGGCTACATACCTAGAGAAATTATCTACCTTCCCTGAGGTAAATTGGGAAGAGTTTGATAAGTATGAGGTAGATGATGCTACGGTGTCTATGAAAGAGATGGCCTGTGTATCCGGGGTCTGCGAGTATCTATAATGGCTAAAGAACCTATTAAACTAGGTAAGCGTAGTAGGGAGCAGTTTTATGATTGGACAGAAACAGGTGTGTTAGATAAATCTAAATACACTTCCTATCGTCTCATCATTGACATTAAGTCTCCCATCGAACTAGCGTTTACTAGAGAGAAGGTCTATCACATGGCCAAGCGCAATTCACAATATATTAATTGGTGGCTCAGGGCCTCAGGCAATCAGACAGGAGCCTTCATCACTAAAGCAGTGTTTGCTAAAGCAGAAGAGTAAAAAGAAAAAAGAAAGGGCCTCCGTAATTAGAGGCCCTTTTTTTATTGTGCTACTTCATATTGATCTAGAAGCTTCTTAATCTTAGAAAGCTTAATTAGCTCTGCTGGAGGCAGCTTACCTGCATTAGTTAGGCTACGCTCTAGGGTGGTTAGATACTTCTGCTGGATTTGAGTTTTCATTTCATTATCCATAATAGCCTTACCATACACTGTTGCATAGTCTTCTTGAATGCGTGCAGCCTTCTCCATGTTACCTGAAGTCACAGCATAAAAATACTCATCAGAGAAACTCTTCTTTCGTTTTGTACTCTCCATCTTATATTGTGAATTCTTCCATTCCAAGTCTCTAGTAGCCACTTCTCTAGTGCTTCTAAATCCATACTTACGTAGAGCCTCTTCTTCAGGTGTTCTAGCATAGGCAGCATCTTGCTTCTTCAAGTCAGATGTCTTGTAGTAGGTACGCTTATCCCCTGTTTGAACAGAAGTAGTGTCCCTAAACGGACCTGTCTCTAAAGCACCTGTGAAACCAGCAGGTAGCACACGCATAGCAGCTTCTGCTTGGCTTGCTTTATCAGCAGGATTTACAGCAAGGTCAGCTATGGAACCGGTCACCTTAGCTACTTCAGAAATAGGACCACCTGGGGCCTGCACAATACCAGCAATGTCAGGAGCACTGACACGACTAGCAAATGACACACCTGTCAATGTAGATAGTACACCGTCTACACCAGTCATTCCTATATGCTCTAAAGCCCACTCCTTCGGGCTGAAACCCCCCACCTTAGCCCACATATTATTAGGCATGATTTGTTTAACCAAATCCCAGCCCTTCTCAATATCCTGAAACCCAGGTAGGCCAGCAATACCTGCAATGCCTGTCTGCACCCCAGCCATAAGCATTAATGGAGCATAATTACCCTTTAATGCTTCACGTAGGAAGTAATTCATCTGCTGGTAGTAGTTAACACCATACGTTTGTAGAGTGTTCAAGATGTTACCAGCATTACCTAGTCTGCTAAAGATAGGAGCACGCTCTGTTTCACGGAAGTCTCCTAGAGCAGCGTTAGTGCGTCTCTCCGCTTCCTTAAACACTTCCATGTCTGTCATCTTACCTGTTTGCTTTAATGAGTCTGCAAACATAGTGAATGAAAAGGCACGAATCAGTGCTTCAGGTGAAGAGGTAGTTAAATTACCTGCTCTACCAATAATAGAAGAGGTTAGTGGAGCTTCATCCACAATAGAACGGCTGGTAATACCATTCTGTTCTGCATAGTCAAATAGATGCTTATAGAAACTCTCGTTAGAGATGTTCTTTATAAGGTCTACTCCTGCAAGCTGGCGTGCGTAATGCGCCCCAGCCATAGGCACAGCAAGAGCTGTCGCTACACTTAACGATCTTGCAGGATTAAATCCCCCTACCTTAGAAGCAATGTCCGATAAATGTGGAATGATGTAAGGAATTTGCAGCAAGTTTGATACAGCATAACCAGCGTTGAATGTTAGTTTATTAAACATAAACCAACCCTTAGCCTGCTGTGCTGCTCCAAATACCTGCGCTGGCGTGAAGCCTAAAGCCCGCACACCATCATTAATACCTCTAGCAAAAGACCCTTCATTTACACCAGCAGCAATACGAAACTGCTCTTGTAGATAGGCCAAGTTATTAGGATGGTTGTCTCTAATATATTGGTCTTGGAAGATAGGTGACATCTTCGTAGCAGCATCTTGTAGCGCAGCCCAGTGGAATGATTCCTTAGCAAAATCCATCTGACTCTGTAGCAGAGCATTGGCTTCCTTCATAGGATTGTACCCAGGCCGATCACCGATGAATCCACGGATGTTAGCCTTCTCTTCAAAGTGCTTCTTGGTGCCCATAGCATCTTGTGCCTTAGTGCTTTGGTATTGTGAATACCACTCCTGAATCTTTTGGAATTCAGGATTGTCTCTACCAATAGCGTCAGCCATGATTTGATAAGCACTCTCTATATCCCGTCCATTAAAGCTTTGTTTAATAGTGCTAATAGATCCAGCCTTATAGTCTGGAAAGTCCTTCTTCAAAGCAGCATATTGATTGTTTACATCTCTCTTTGAATTACCTGAGAGATAATAAACTAGCTTACCTTCTGCATCTTCAACACGCATCTTAATCTCACCATTCCATTTAGAAGTGAGATAGGCTTCTTGCTCTGTAATAGGCTCTTTGCCATGTAGGCTACGACCATAATTCAACGCCTCTAATGAGGCTCTCTGCATCCTACGTAGCTTTGCATAGGCTTCTAGCTGTTTAGCTGTAAAGCCAGCAGCAGCCATTTGCTCAGGAGAGAATTGATTGCGAGCCAGCATCTCTTCTTTCAAAGCACCTGCTAGTTCAAAGCGTTCTTGCCCAGACAATTTACGTGTAGCATATTCTGCACCAGTGTGCCCGATGACATAATTACGAGTATTAAGTTCTGCACGCTTCATAGCGTTTAGAGCAATTTCCCAAGTGTCTCTAACCCAAGTAGTGCGTCCCTTGTAAGAACGCATAGTGCTACCTGCTTCTAAAGCATTAACAGCCCTAGTGTCCTTTTCTGCTCTAGCAGCTTCCAGAATGTTTTCAGTAGGAACATCTTCAGGAATGCTTTTACCAGAGAGAAAGTCTTCCGACGTGGCTTTGTCAAGTAAAGTCTTGGCTGCAGTGTAGCCTTTCTTAGCAGTATTAATTACACCAAGACCAAGGTCAGTGAGCATTGTCTGCCCACCTTGCTGGCTACGCGGGCCAAAAGGTCGTTGACCTTTAGAGACACTAAATACTGGAGATTTATCCGGTGTAACCCAATATTTCTGATTCGCATTTGGTCTTGTTTCTAGCACAGCACTAGGAGACTTTTCTACTGTAAAACCTTTGTCTTGTAATGAGTTATATACTCGTGCAGCACTTTCAGAGACGCTGGCATCGCTCTCTAGGTATTTACCTTTATTAATAGCATCTGATGCTAATTTAGAGTACGCCTCTGATATATATCCTTTACCTTGATGTTCTGCAGCCATACCAGCTTCAGACACTTTGATAGAGGTAGGAGTTTCTTGTCCTAATACTAAACCTGCATTTCTACCTGCAACTTTAATCTGTACCTCAAAATACCCACCACCAAGATTTTCTTGTTTAAATGTTGGACTAGATTTAACATTTCTACCAAAGCTACCTTCCATGCCAGTAACATTGTCAATGGCAGCAGCACGTTCAGGTGTCCCTTGCTGTAGAGTGTCAATGGCTTCTGTAAGGCTACGTGTCTGGTCTAGAGCTGGACCTAGTTCATCACCCCACATATTCATCTGCAGGGGATTTTCTAGGTTCTGTGCTTCCATAGATAGGTCTGCACGAATAGGCATACCATTCTCATCAACACGCATGTTAGGCATACGTGACATTGGATCGTTGTTGCCAAAGTCGTTAAAGTCTAGGTGTCCCTGAGCATTAGGATCTTCATTAAGTAGGCGTAACTGTTCTGCAGAAGCAGTTGCCTCATTAACATTCTTATTTGCTAGCCACTCTTCATAGCCTGTACCAGCAGCTTCTTGGCGGGCTCTCATAGCAGCCTGTTGTTCTAGGGCAGTCTGACGCTTAACATCAAACTCCATTTGAGCCTGACGAGCTTCAATAGCCTGCTGTGCAGCCTGTTGACGTTGCTGTGTAGCAACCTCTGCTTCAGATTGCTGACGTAGAGCCATTTCCTCAGGAGAGCGTACAACACCGCCACTATCAATATTAATAGTAGGTTGCTGTTTATTGCTCTTAGCTAGAGTGGCTTCTAGGCGAGCAACAGTGGCTTCATCAGCAGCATTATACTGAGCCATCTTACGTGCTTCTGCCTCAAAAGGCGAGACATCTGGAACAGGTTTAACACTCTTCTTTAGAGCATCCACCTTGTCTGTATTCAACTGAGGTTGTCCACCCTTACCGTGGGTAATGCCTCCAAAGACACCGCCAGTAATGCCTGATACAAGAGCATCTTCAAGAGTAGGTGCAAACCTTTTCTTGTTCTCTTCCTTCTGGGCAATCTCAGCCTGAGCACCACGAGTGATGTAGTCTTGTAAAGCATTTCCTAGAAATTGCTTGCCTACAGTTGCCTGTAGCGTTTTACCACCAGGGATAAACGCACTAGCAACATTACCAGCTAAGTCAATGCCACCAGCAGCATAAGCACGTGGAAGGCTCTCACCACCTTCAACAAAGCCCATAGCAGTGTTAGGGGCTTGGAAAGGAAGGGCGGGCATTCCAACCACACCACTTAAAATCTTGCCTCCAACACCTTGAGTAGCCTCTTCAGGATTGGCCCACTTCTGAAGGCCCTTAGAGCCTCGTTGTAGCTGGGCATATAGGTCTTCTGCAGCAGCTTCTTTACCTAATACATCCAAACCAGCAATGCCTAGAGCGCCTGCTGTTTTGCCAGCAGCCTCTAGAGCACTAGCTCCACCAATCTTAAGGTCTTCCCATAGAGTGGTAGATCGCTTAGGCTTTTCTACCTGCTCTTGTGGTTTTGGCTGTTCAGGTTCTTGTCCCAAGTGAGCCAAGATTTTAGCTTTAGCTTGTTCAGGAGAAAGCTCTGCTGACAAACTATACTCAACACCCTTATAAACAAATACTTGACGTTCAGCCATTTAGTTTCCTTTAATCAAGGACAATTCTGCCCTTGTCATCTTTCTTATACACTGCTCCACCCTTAGTTGGGGGTGCTACAGTCCGAGGAGGTGGTGCCTTAACAGTGGGCATACTAGCTACAGCAGCAGCATCAATAGTGCCTGTTAGCTTTGCTCTTGCTTGTCTATCAATATACTCATTCTTCTGTGCTACAACTTCTTGTGCTAGTTGGGTATAGAACGCACGTTCTTCAGGATCAGTAGAAGTAGAAGCTTTATTTAGATAGGTGACGTATGCTTGATCTAGTGTCTTAACAGCAGCTTCACCCTTACCAGCAGCCATTTGTCTTTGCACAGCAAGACGAGTAGCATTAGCATCTTCAGCAGCCTTTGCACGTAGGTCAGCTTTATATTTATCCATAGCTGCTTTTTGTGCAGCAATGTCTTCAGCAGAGCCTTGTTTAGATTGCTGTTGTAGCCATTTCATAGATGCTTCTCGCATAGCACTACCAGCCTGTTTAGCTTGTTGCCAACCATTAGGTTGTGCAAACAATTGGGCTAATTCAGGAGGCATGCGTTGCTGTAGCTGTAGAGGAATCTGACCCCCGTTAGCTTCTGCAATAGATCCCCATTGCTCCAGAGCTTGTCCAAACTGTTGCTGTGCTTTGTAGTCAGCCTCTTCAGCACCATACTGAATTTTCTTCAGTGCAAAGGGTTGTTCGGCTTCAGCAAGCGTATTCCCTAGCTGGCGCTGACGAATTAGCTGTTGCTTTTCTTGTACTGCTAGAGGATGTAGTTGCTGCTCTCTATAGGCTTGAGCTTGAGCTTCTGCTAGGTTCTGTGCGTGATTCTGCCTAGCCATTTCACTGCGCTGACCACCCTCAATGTACTTAGAGAAGTCTGGACCACTCCCGTAGATTTCTTCTAAGCTAGGTTGTTGTACTGATAGCATCTTATTCCTTATAGATCATAAAGACCCTTACCAAGTGTAGCCATATTCAATAACATCTTAGAACGCTCGTCACCTGCAGCTTGAGTTAGGTTCTGTAGCTTGGTAGCGTCTCTAGAAGCAATGTCAGCTAGGCGAGCCTGTAGTTCTACGTTGCGTGTACCAAACTGTGAGCGACGGCCTGCCGCAGCATCTTTACGAGCGAGACTTTGTTGGAGTTGCTGTGAATAGGGGCTATTCTGTCCATATAAACTGGACAGATTATCTGCTTGATTGCCATAAGCTTTAGCAGTGTTGTATCTATTCCAAATCATACCAAGACCTGTACCAGCATCTCCTAAACTCATTTGGTTAGTAGAGCTACCACCCTTAGGGCCTGTAGCCATTCCATAGGACCCTTCAAGGCCCTTAGCAGCCTCTTGGGCAGCCTGAGAGCCCCACATGCTACCTACCCCAGCCAGAGCAGGATTAACAGCCCCTGCAAGGGCTCCACCAATAGCCCCACCTGTTGTGCCTGAAGCAGTACCACGAGGGTTATTAAAGATGTTATATAGGGCCATACCAGTGCCAATAGCAGGATTGACTCTACCTGCTAAACCTAATCCAAACTTTAGGTATTTACCATACTTATTCCAATTTCCCTGCAACCAATCCATAGAATCATAATCAACATCTTGTTGTTGAAAATCTGGATTGGCATACATGTTATTAGCTCCAACAGCATTGTCTGCTAGAGCTTGGTCCATAAAACTTAGTGGACTTGCTTGGTCAGTATAGTTAATGTTTTCACCAGACATATTGACACTTCCAGCAGAAGGATCAATTCCTGCATAAGGGTCTGATGTCGATTGCGACACATCACCAAAGCTTACAGCATCGCCTGTAAAGCCATCTCCAAAAGAACTGCCAGAGCTGAAAGAGCCGGGAGTAGGAGAAGAGTAGCCATCTGTACCCATCCCATCATCAAACTCTAGGATGCCAGTACGTGGGTTTACTACGCCAGAACCACCTAATGTTTTAAGTAGCGAAGCCTCTTCTGGATTAATATGAGCAAGGAGTGTGTCCCTACCCCGACCAAGGCTGGCGAGCCTACTTGTCATTTGTTTGGTCTTCATATATCCTTTATGGCTTTGTAGAGCCTAAGTTGGCTAAAGAGAGAACACCTAAAGTGGAAACAGAGATTCTCCAATAGTTTCCTACGGCATCTTTAAGTACAATGCCTTTACCATTTACATTAAAAATAATGTCATCTGCAGAGTCAACTCCTTTGGTTATTCTACCAACAGAGTTGAGCCCTGCCACACCACTATTACTATCTTTATCTGCTGTAGTTAAATGTTGTGGCATATTATGGCTTAGTAGTTCCAAGGTCTGTTGTCACCAACACACCAGAAGTGTTTACAGATAGAAGCCAGTAGTGTGGAGTTCCTGCTGTGTCCTTTAGTACCAGTCCTTTTGTGGCTAGGTCAACTATTAGATAGTCAGTAGTGTCTACACCTCTAGAGCTTCTAGCATTAGTAGTTTCAGTGTGTTGTGCTGCTGTTAGGTGGTAGCTCTCTGTTAAAGAGCCTCCCTGTCTAGTTTGTAAATCATTGTGCAGCCTAGTAGCTAAGTCTGCTAGGCTACTACCTGCTTTGTTAATGGAAGTCCATAAAATATTGGATTGATTATTAACAAAGTTAACTAGTTTAACATACCAATCAATCCAAGCATAGCTACTCTGTGCCTCATTAACTGGAGCTGGTGGAATAATGTCAGCCATATTAGGTTGCCGGACTTACATGTGAAACATTCATTGCAGCCCAATCAGTCCCTAAAACAGCGCCTGTTCCTGTCGTTAGACGATACCAACCTATAGTAGTCATATTATTTGCATCTTTAGTGGCATTAGATTTATTAACAATATCTCCTATAGTCCAACCACCATCTGTGGGCATGATTGTGATGTCAGTTAGATTGTTAATATTGCGTTTGCGAATACCAGCAACACCAAAGCCCTCAAAAGCAGTTGTCCATGATGCATAACCTGTCAAATCACAATCGGTCAGTAAGCAGTTGCTGAATGCTACCGTATCACCTGTTTCGTTCCGATACCCACGCGAGTTGGTATCTTTCGGTGCATCGATTGAGTAGCGCACGTTTGTCTGCGTCAGCGCTCGTCCGTTGCTGCGGATCTGTACTGCAAATGTGCTGGATGCGCTGGTAGCCCCCGTGATACGTCCGCTAAACGAAGTATCCGTGACGCCACACGACCGAAGCCCAATACCGCCAGCACCTCCCGCGTAGTTGCGGATGTTGATTTTGATGTTAGATTTTCTGACCCAGCCGTTTTCTCCAACGATCACGCACTTGAGCCCAGGTCCGACGTTGAGATCAGCAACAACATTGATTGCCGAGTCGATACGAGCAACAATGCCGGCAGTGTTAGTAGTATGTGCAACTCTACCACGAATCTGAACATCGTTGACCTGAAATAGATTAAGCGCCCAGGTCCCATCTGCGGCCGATGCTCCTAGCGTGTTCACTGAATCCAGAGCGCCAACAGACAGGCCGGTAACGGCGTAGACCTCCCCGCCTGCATCTTTGCCCTGTACACCAAAACATGTCGTGCCAGTAGACCGCACCGTAGCAGCACCAATCGTGCAACTCGTGCACGTCTGATATGCGTGATTTGGCTCGATGTCTAGGCCTCCGGGCTGACGAATGCCACCAACAACACCGCCGACCTTATAACTTTGAAACGTGCCAATACTCACGCCGTCATAAGCGATTAGAGAGAGCGCGTTGCGTCCGTCGTCGGCGCTGTTGTAGCAGCCAAAAAACCCAACCTGCAGATTCGTGGTGGTGGTGGTGTTTGCTAGCCAGTTGGCTTGTGAAACATACATACCATCACCTCGAATTTCTTTACCAATAAAGCGCGGAATTAGCATGTTTGACACACCAGCTAGGCCTACAAGGTAGATATGTTCTTCGTCAGGTTGTACAGTGCGGTTTCCGTTTCCAACATAGTCTAAAACAATACCGTCGCAGGATTGGAAAATAATGCCCACCCACGCACCACCAAAGTTATTAGTTCCAGAAGTTGCTCTTGTAGCTAAGGTATGGTCTTGAATGTAAAGTTTAGTATTGTTATAACTAGAACCAGAAACTAGTAAACCAGCAAATGTTACAGTCTTAATAACAAGTGTCTTCCCCTTATTAGCGTCTACAAAAGCTTGTACCGCTACACTGTCGTCACCACCTGTTCCTACAAATGTAGCATCACCATACGCTTTTGCAATAATGTCTGGAATAGTAGTATATACAGCATCATTAATTTCATTAAGCCAACTAGGGTCAATTACTGTTCCATTTGTAAATTCTGTACTTGCCATGTTTAATGAGCCCCAATGTTAATTTCAAGCTCTAGATGCTTCATACGCAGAGGATAATTATCTGTATATAGCAATCTAAAACTTCTGTTTCTAAATCTCCCTGTACGTCTAGCAATAGGCATATTGGAAAATACATTTATATTTTGTGAGTTAGTAGGATTGTCTGTCCAGTCATTGTCACTCCATTGGAGAACAACATTAGATGTTCCTGTAGACAGAGGTCTGTCACATACTAATGAAACTCTATTACATACTTTCCAGTTTACACTACCAAATAAACTATCTTCTGTTGTATAACTACATGTAAAATTTACATTCTTATCATTATACACTATCGGAGACAAGATGTCAATAGTTGTAGAGTTGCTATTTGAAATATATTGCCCACCATCAAACTTAGCCCAGGCTGCTTCTGGGGAGAAGAGTCCAGAGGGGCTACGCCACTCAAACCAAATCTTCTCTTCAATGTCGTAAGCCCAAGTAGTTTCTGTAGTAGTTAGTACATAGAAAGTATGTCCATCAATAGATAGGATAACACCCTTTGCATTATGAGCCCTGCTTTGAGTAGAGAAATCTGTTTGTAGGGCTTGAATAGAGCGTTCAACAACAGTATTAGAAATCTTATCTACCTTAAAGTTTTCCATTCTGTAAACAGATATGTTATTACTCTTATCTTGTCCTACAAAGAAATGTTCGTCTCCTACATTATTATACGCAGAGACATATCCAATACTCTTAAAACCAGAATCTTGTCTTTTTAGTGGTGTTCCTGTTTCATTAGCAGCATCCCAAAAGATTTCTAGGCTGTTGTAGCCAATAGCAATAATGTAGTTTTTATTCTGGAAGATAATCCTAATGCTATCAGATGACATTTCAGCATCAATGTCATTACCTGCTGTCCAAGCATCAAAGGTGTCTACATCGCTATTATAAATTGTATTACCTTTAGATAGAAATACAAATCCATCTAATACAACAAAATATGGATTAAAATCTGTAGGCATGTCTGCATCTACCACAGCAGCACCAGCGGTGTCAGGGTATGTTCTTAGTTGCTGGCCCCAGAGATTGGTACCATCACTGATGAGAATATATACTTCACCAGTGCTTTTCTGAAATGTCTTAAAGCAAACATCTCCAGTGGTAGTAGCAAGTGTACAAATTAATGGGGTGTATGAAGGACCAGAAGGAATATATTTGTATACTTTATTTCCTACAGCCCAGAAATAAATGTCTTCTTGTTCTTCATAGAAATAGCCTCTAATTACATCAGAAGCAGATACTTTACTTAAAGAAATGGCTGTAGCTAAAACACCCGGGCGTTTCTTAAGAACAACATCTCGTTCTTTGTTTTCTTGAGACACTCTGTCATAATAGAAATTAATAATGTGACTATCTCTACGCACACTATTAACACCACTACGTAAAGTAGATGTAGCATCGAACTTAATTTGTACAGTTTTGTATGTAGACTGTTGTGGTGTTCTAGTAAAGGCCATTATCGCATTCTCATTTCTGGCTGAATGTAAAGGGAGCTATCCTCATCACCATAGCCTTGGGCTTGCTCTAGGTATTCTTTAGCGCTAGATTTAAGCATTTGTCTATCCTGCAAAGGAACCCCATACTCAGGAGCAACACTGACAGCAAGCTCATAAACAAGAGCATCTGTCCAATATGCAGGAAAGTCAGGCGTGTCGGAGGCAGAGAAAAACCCATCAAACTCTTTCTGATATACAACAGTTAATGCTTTTGTTGTCGCTGTTCCAGCATCTGGTGTAGGCCAAATTGTAAGTGTCCCACTTTCCAAATTAGGATTAAAAGTAAAGTGGACAGGAATACCAGAGGTAGTAGAAGGCAGTCTATTGTAATCATAGCGGCTCTTATTAATAAGCTCATACTGCACTCCACCAGTTAAGTCACGAAGCACCACCTGAGGTGTTTTAAGAGAGTTTGGAATGGTGTATGTTGCTGTACCTGCTACGAGAGTAACAGGAAGCTCTGTACGTTTCCAAAGAGCCATTCCTAGCGTAGAGAATCTAAGAACAATATTATTGAGTGCTTGAGAGCAGTTAGTGACACTTTCTGTAGAAGGAGTTTCCCCTTCTGCTAAAGCACCACACTTACGTAGAGCTGATTTAATAATGTTGTCTCTATTAGACTCGTATGAGGTGTTTCCTGATGTAGCCATTACATTCCTTAATTAAAAGGCCCATCTGGAACAACAGAGGCTGCCTTAAGTTCAACAAGTGTTTGATAAGGGATAGAAGCCTCACCAGCCCTAGCACAGCCTGCCTCTGCTAAACCTGCATAGGCAGAACTTCCCCAAATAGTACAAACAGGTCCAATAAATATATCTGCTGCCCTATTACGAATAACAGGAACAGATAAACCACTCTCTCGTACACGAATATATTTCTGTGGGTGGTCATGTTCCAAGTCTTTCTCACAAACAATGAGACCATCCCAGCGTTTACGTAGCTCTGTGAATTTAAACTTAAAGCTACATACGTCGCAGATACCGTTGTAACTACCTTCTTTATAGAATGTTCCTGGCATTATGCGTCCCGGTTTCTATTAGGAAAATCAGACACACGGAAAGCTTTAATGGTGTCTAGTTTACTCTCTAAAGAGCTTTCCATCTTATCCAGCTTAGTGTATAGCTCTTGTTTAAATTCTCTAAAGTCTTCTTTTTTAAAGTAGTGATCTTTAAAATAATCGTCATTGTCTTCAAGATGGTCAATACGCTTTTGGAGAGTATCTAGTTGAACTTTGCCAAGCCACATAATTACTCCCATTAGTCCATTTATTGTCCAAGCAATAATTTGTGATTCCACAAAGTCTCCATTAAATATATTAGTCCAGAATCAGTTTAGGTTGATTCCCAGCAAAAGATACTATCAAGCAAACTCAAGTACAACGACGCCCGCCTCAACAAATGCTGGGACTTTTACTGTAGCTCCATCATGTGCGGGAATCATCTGTACCTGTGCTCCTTGGGTTGTTGATTCATGGGAATACCAGCGTGCAGTCAAGATTCTGCGCCCAAGCATTGCCCATGGCTTGAGTTTGAGTTGTATGGCAGATTGCGCTGAGTTTGCAGAGCCGGCCCCAGTGTAGTTTGCTGAGTTTGTATTTACGACGTGCAGGGCAAGCCTGTTCTGCGCTCGATCCACGCGAGGGACACAAAATACCGAGCGGGTCGCATCTGTTGATCCCGTCACAACCACTGGCGAATAGTCTGACAAACTACCCGGAAGTGTTAGAGAGTTTCCGCTAGCTGTTATGACCGCTCGGTATTTTGAGGTGTCGTAGCCACCAAAACCAAGTTCTGCATCCACCGGTAGTATAACGAAGGGTACGCCCGCTTCTATGAGTGGTCGGCAGTAGTCATTCGTCCATCTCCAGTAACTATTTGACGATCCGTCCACCGCTCCACGCCAAAAATCAGTTAACATCGGTTGAATAATAGCCACAGTGGCAGCTAGGTCAAAATCATCTAGTATATCACTTCGACTCGCAACCCACTTAAACCACGGAGATGCCAATGCCGGGTCCATGTAATACAGTGGCTTGTTATTTCCAGAATACCCCGTAAAACCGTACCCAGCAACATCTCCGGCAGCCTCGTCTAGTATTCCAGCAGGAAGGACGCTAGGACATCCGAGTGCCTGCAACCAAGCCCACGAGATTCTTTGATGTAGAGAAACCTTGGCTGGTACAGTATATGGCGAGGTCGATGGTGGACTATCTGCTGCTCCCGTCGCCTTTGCTGGCAGCCAGTCGACAAGTGGATACACTGCAAAAGTTGCTCTGCGGCCGGCACCTCTCATTGTCAGTGCGGACAAAGCCATGCTGGCGAACATATTTCGCAGTGTAGTTGCATCCGACAGATTCTCGGCTGTGGCTCTGTCCGTGACCATACGACCGGATGTACCTTCTCGGCAGTATGTCTGCCATCCTAACTCACACATTCCGTAGTCTGCATTTTTTACTAACACGAATGGCGTTTGCGGGTGTTTTGTCGGCAACGGCCCAGCCACATTGAGCACGTACTCCATACCAACTGCCCGCGCTCTCTTCCCGGCCGTTGCCTGCCACTCGTTGAGCTTTGTTAGTAAGTGCTGTCGATATTCGGCGTAAAATGGCACTGTTCCAGCAGCCCGTGCGGCGTCGTACGCTTCATCGTTGGCGTAAAGCCCCCTCAAATATGCTCGGTAAGATCCAGTGCCATGGGCTGTAAACCCAACGTCTGACGAATCTCGAAAGCTGCCGCCCGTGCTGTGTGTAGCCCATGCGCAGGCACTGTCGTCATGCAGCATGACCGTGACCGCCGGAGCTGCCGATGCCCAGTTGCTGATGCCTCGCATGTTCTCGGCATAGCTTGCGGCGTTTGCATCATCCCCCAGTAGCCGCGCCTGCTCTGCCGGGTCGGTAGGGTCTGCGAACGAGTTCGGACCACCGTTGTTGACCCAGCGCGCGCCGTACAACGTGCGCGATCCGAATGCAGCTACGGAGGCGTCCCCCGTGACGTAGCCGTTGATGCATCCACCAGCCCGCTTCGGGTTCAGCGCCGCAGCAAGCTCTACCGACGATGTGGTGCTGTAGCTCCACTCATACCGAACCTTGTCGGGGCGAGCAGGGCAATACGCCGATAGCAGGCCAAGCCACCCCGACTCGCCGGAGTACGTCCCCTGCAGATTCGGCCCCCCGTTGTAGCTCCACACGGCAGCATCTCGGATGCGGGTGAGGTTGTCATAGCTCGGCACATCGGATCTCAGCAGCGACCCAGACGACTCAGCCGGCATGCCGGCCGACACGGTGGCCAGCGTGATGCGCCGGCTCACCACGGTGCCTCCAGGCTCCAGGCGGCAGCGCCGGTCAGTGTTGCAGCGCAGCCAGCCGCTGCTCCTGTGTTCGCCGCCGATGCTCCTGCACCCTCGGCCATAGACCAGCGCAGCCAATCGCCGAGCGGGGCTACGCCTGTTGTGATCATTTGCCGCAGTTGCGCATCACTCATTGCTGGGCCGATACGAGTATCTCCTACCCACCCAGGCAAAGGATTTGCACCTGTAGTACCACCACCAAGCCATGCAACCGTCCCTCCACCTGAGGTGGCCCACGCGATTGCTGTCTGCCCAGTAAAATCGGCTGCTGTATCAACTACTTTCAAGCCATTTCTATACATTCTGATTCTCCCTGATGCACCATCAGAAATAGTCGCTTGAACCGAGTAATGCACCCATCTGCCCAACTCAAACGGAACCGTGACGTTTGTGGCCCGAGCAGCGGCCCCGCCATCAAGACCAGCGCGCACCGTTGCAACCAGCGTTACACCTGCGTCAAGCTGCACGCGCAATCCGACGACACCGGAGGTGTTAACCCGAAGCAGATCAATCGCCGCTTGTGGCGCGGTTGGCTTGACCCACATCGATGCTTGAAAAGATCCACGACCAGCCATCACCAGCCCGAGATTATCACCGCCAGTTGACGGTAGAGCCAGATATGATGAGCCTACTTGATATATCGAGCCCCAATCCACAGATGGGTGCGATGCACGCGTTGGAGCATCCTCGGTGTAGGTACACGCAGTCAAAGTAGCTGCGGCTCCGCCAGATACCTCAGGCTCTGCGCTGCCAGTTCCAGCATTGAACATCCACGCAGCAACAGCCGTGGGACCAGAAGATTGGTAACACTCTGACCGCACCTCGGCCTGCGTCAGTTCGCGCCCGTACAAGCGCAGCCTCGACACTTTTCCGCCGACGTTCATTGCTCCAGTCAGAGCGCCGCTTGGCTGCACAAAATCAACCCCACCAATGGTGCCAACTTGCTCTGCAACAATTTCACCATCGATAAACAGCCGCGTTCGCTTCACTGTGGCATCGTGAGTGACGGCTACGTGCTGCCACATCCCACGCGTCAGCGTCTCGGTCGACAGCAGTGAGCTTGCAGCGGTGCGAGGGAGAATCTCAATCGTTCTTGACGCGGTGATGCGAAACTGTGGCGCACCGGCCGTTACGCTGTTTGTGATGACAGATTGAACCGCTGAAATATCAGCGAGCTGAACCCATGCCGTGCAGGCCCAGCCGGCCGCCGTCACGAATGCCGGAGCTGACGCAACAGAGTATTGCGCCGCCGCACCGAACCGCACCGAACCGCCGAAATCTCTCGCCAGATGACGCTGGCCCCCCAGGTTACGGGGCATTTAGCGCCACCGTGCGCTGACAATCACGCCCGTGTAACTTGCGGCGGCGATGCGCAGAGCGTTGAAAAACTGCGTATCAAGCGTCGTGCTAATAGTGCTTCCTGCCGGGCAGGTAATCGTCTCGATTGCGTTTGTCGTGCCAGTCGCGTCGTCATAGAAACTAACAGTTTTTGCCGTTACATCGGTATTGCTGACGGTAACTGTTCGCACAAACCCAGGGCCAGTTTTGAATACCCCATCAGTGGCGCGTTGCGACGCTACAAAAGGCCCATTGAAAACGTTCTTCCAGTTTTGAATTTGGTCGTCACCTGCGGTAGTGTTTTGCTCGTTTGTTGGGATTCCCATATCAGGGGAGTTAACACCACCTACACCTGAGATGTTTGTATTTGTAGTAATAGTCATATTAGACACTCATGTTAATAGTAACAGTGCCACTATTAGCAGTGACTCGTGCTCGAATATATTTCCAAGGGGCATCAGTAGTGAAGCCATCACTACCAGCAGCAGCAAGTGTTACCGTGGCTAGAGTAGTAGCAACAGCATTAACACCATCGTTAGATACATCAAAAACAACTGTAGCTGCAGCAGTAGATACAACTTGGATAGCACTTTGTGGTGCATCTTTATATTTCCAATCACCAGTAGCTGTAGTTGCAGTGGTTAGTAGGTCAGACACCCGACCACTCTTTACGAATACGTTAGAAGACATTTCCAATCCTTTCCAAAACCAAAAAGAAAGGCCACACAGAGGTGGCCTTGTTATTAATCGTCTACACCTTCGTTAGAGCCAGGAACGAAGTATTCAAGCTTCACAATCCAAGGGCCTCCAGTGGTAGAAGCAGTTCCTGTCTCAGCATAGATACCATAGACTTGTACATCTGTAGTGATGGGTACACCAAAGGTTGAACCTACGGCAGCAGCTCCTACAGGGCTGTATCCTTCACCAGTAGCAGCAGCTTTAACATCAAAGCCGCTTACATACTCAGTAGCAGTAGCAGAACTACCAAAACTAATAGTAGCCGTAGTGGCAGCATCTGATGCTACTCCACCAATTACATAGGCACCACCAATAACAGAGCCCTTTGGAAGTGCAGCCTTCTTAGTACCAGTAGTATCAGTACGGGAGATTTTAAAGAACTTAGTAAGAAGTTCACGAGGCTTAGGATAACTAAGCCCCACTTGTGCGGTGGGGACAGTCATACCTTAAGCGCCTGGACTACCATAAATTGCACGCCAATCGGTCCATCCGAAGCTGTAACGAGCAGTGGCCTTGAACTTAGCGTTCTCGGTGTCAAAGTCGTTATCAGTTTCGAAGGCATCAGCACGACGTTCAAAGTGCTTCATACCATGAGGAGCATCAGTACGAATAAACCAAGCATCAGCATCAGTTAGGTAGTGATTGACAACAACCTCAGGAACCATACCTAGAGCCTTAAGCGCATTTACGTCGTTGGTGTCAACACCAGGGCGACCATCAGGAGCAGTGAGGCGCTTGGCTTCAAAGATGTTCTGACGTGAAATGATGAGGCTCTTAGGACGCACAGCAATTAGCAAACCACGGTCATTAGTAAAACCAGCAATGTCAATCATGGCCTGCTCTAGAGAGGCTTCTGAAAGGTCAGCTGCGGTTGAAGGACCGTTAGTAGCAGTGCCACCAGCAAACAGCGGGTGTGAGGCTGAACCACCACCTGCTGAAGCAATAAGAGTAGCACCATCACCACCTACATACGAGGTGTTAAACGCACGATTATAGACGTTAGCAGCGATAATTTCCTTGGTTTGACGCATAGAGAACGCAAGACCTTGGGCCTTACGCTGACCTACGACATCATACTGGTGATCTTCCATG